GCACTTCGGCAGCGCGGGCGGCCTCCAGTTCGGCCACCGCCTGCTGGCGGGCCAGCGCGACGGCGCGCAGGCGCCCGGCCAGATCCTGGGCCAGCGCGACGGCCATCTTGCTGCCGTAGGCGACCGCCACGGCCGTGATGGCCTTCTCGATCAGCCCCATGTTGTCGGCGATGAACGCAATGCCGTTGGCCAGGGCGCTACTGGCGCCCAGGTCCTGCGACAGCTCGCCCACCGTCTGGGTGACGGCGTTGCGCAGCTGCACCATGGCGCGCTCGACCGTCAGCGGCAGCTGGTTGAACTCGGCCTCGATCACGCCGGCCTGGCTCTCCAGCGCGGCGACCATCGCCTCCACGCTCACCTTGCCGTCGTTGACCTGCTTGCGCAGTTCGCCCATGCCAACACCCATACCGTCGGCCAGGGCCTTCGCCAGGCGGGGGGCGTTCTCGACTACCGAATTGAATTCCTCGGCGCGCAGCGTCCCGCCGGCCAGGGCCTGCGAGAACTGCGTGATGGTGTTGGACGCGGCGACGGCGCTGGCGCCGGAAACCGCGAAGGTCTGGTTGATCGCCTGCGTCAGCGCAAGCTGCCGCTGCTGGCTGATGCCGTACTCGGCGGTGGATTGCGCCAGGCGAGCGTAAAGGGTCGCGGTGCTGTCCAGCTCGGTCGACGTGCGCTGGGAGATCGCATAGACCTCGGCCTGGGCAACCGCATGCTCACGCTGGCTAGCGGTTGCCAGCTTCAGCCGGCTGGTGATGTTGGCATAGCCATCGGCCATCGCCGACAGCCCCGACGCCACCTGCACGACGCCGTAGCTGGCAATGGCGACCTTGGCGGAGTTGAGGGCGCCGGCCATCGCGTTCGCGCGCTCGGCGGTGGCCCCTGCAGCTGTGCCCAGACGGCTGACGTCGGCGGCTCCACGCGCTGCCTGGCTCCCAGCGCCCTGGGCGGAGGCGCCCATGCGCTTGATCGCCGCCTCGGACCCGTTCACGACCGGCAACAGCGCGCTGTTGTCGGCCTTGAGTCTGAGAGTGACGACGGGGTCTGTCATGGGTTACTCCGCCCGCGCCGAGCGCGTGGCTGCAATCAGGATGTCCAGCGCCCAGAGCAGGTCCGGGTAGTCGTTGCGCGGCACCCGCAGGAGCAGTGCCGCTGAGCGAATTTCGGTTGCTGCGATGCCGTCGTAGACAGGGGTGCGCCAGCCGGTTATCCAGCTGGGCCGGCAGCGCCGGAAAACTTCGACCGCCGTCCAGTTGTCGGCGAGGACGCCGATGGTGTGTTCTTCATCCGGCTCGGAGCCGGTATCGCCGCGCAGGAAATCCAGCGTGCTGACGCTGGGGTCGATTGCTCCCTCCTGCTCTCGACCGTCAGCGTCAGCACGTGGACCCTTCCCAACTACTAGCGCCCGCGCGACGTCTTGGAGTTTTTTACGCGCGCCTCGCCGAAGTGCTCGAAGTAGTCCTGGATGATCGCGGTGGTCAGGTAAGTCGACCAGCGGCCGTGCTTGACCTCGTTCAGGGCAGCGTCGCCGTTGATGGCCGCGTCCTGGTCATCGCCCAATCCGTCGACAGAGACAACCAGCTCGTCGATGTATTCGACGTCGGACAGTCCCTTTTCGGACAGCGCGGCCAGTTCCTCCTTGGTCTTGACCTTTGCCTCGTAGCTGATCGTCCCTTCGTTGAAGGTGTTCGGGTTCTTGGTCGGAAGCCTGACGGTGACCGGACGGACGATGGTTTCGACTTTGCTCAGCCGGAGCTTTGCCATTGTGTAAATCCTCTTGGGAAGGTGTTTGAACGGCCCGCATCGCGGGCACACCGTCACTTTGCTCGCGCACGCGCGAACCGTGGCACTGACGCGCGTCAGTAAAGAGAAAGCCCCGCACGATGGCGGGGCTTTCGACTTGACCAGGTTGTCGGCCGTTACGGCGAGCTGTCGCCGAACTCGATGTAGAACTCGTCGCCGCCGGCATCACTGGCAACGCACGGCCCGGACAGCTCCCAGCCGTAGTCGCCGTCGATGTCGACCTCGTTCACGCCCTCGATCTGCCCGCGAATGCCCAGCTCGCTGTACAGGCCGTTGCTCTCGGTCACGCGCAGCGCAATCTCGATGATCTTCGCAGCGTCACGCGCAGCCCAGGGGTTGAATTCGGCCAGGGCGGTCTTTGCGATCCGAACCGTCCAGGTCGGCGCCCGGTCAGTGATGCCAGTTTCCTTGTGGCTCGTGTACTCCTTGGCCGCGATGGTGTTGCCGACGTCGACGGACAGCGACTTGCCCCAGAGGGTGAGCTGCGCCCCACCATCGACCTTGACCTTGGTCGTGCTGTTGTCGTGGCGCAGCACGACCGGGATGCGGTCCGGCATCACGATGGTGGGCAGGGCATCTTCGCTGACGTCCTCGTAGTCGCCCTGGATGCGGACCTTGCCCTTGAAGCGGTCGCCGACCGTCATCGCAAGGCCGGTGATGTTGTTGCGGCAGCCGGTGACGTTCTTCACGGTGCCCGCATGGAACCACGTCGCGTCCGCGATGGCGATGCCGGAGCTGACCGGGTTGTAGCGGGTCGTCTTGGCGACGGCGTCCTTCACGACCGTCATGCCGGCCGGCAGCAGCAGCCGGGCGCAGTCCGCATCGCTGTCATTGGCGCCGCCGGGTGCGGTCGGCGGATACAGCTCGAAATCGCCTTCGATGAAGGCGCGCTTGCCGCCGACGACGAACGGCTTGCCGGTGAAGTGCGGGCGGTCGACGTCGCGCTCGATCTTGTCGACCTCGGTGCCGCTGGTGCCGTTGATCAGCATCACGCCGTCAGTGTTGGCGGCCGGCACGACCGCGACGCCCGCGACGGTGCGAAGGGCCAGAATCAGGCCGCGCTTCTTGAATTGTTCCAGTTGGGGCTGTGCCATTGCTTATTCCTCGTTGGAAGTCGTTGCAGCCGTACCGGCCCGTTCGCGCTTCGTGCGTGGCGGTGTGGTCTGCGGGGTATTGGGGGCGTCAACCGGCGGGACCGGGATGCCGGGGCCGCCCAAGCGCTCGACAGACGCTGCAGGCGGCAGGCCGGCGGCCTCGTTTACCAGCTGGCCGTCGATCACGCGCCAGGCACCGTGGGAGGTCGGGGTGGGTTTGCTCATGGCTTCACCTGTTGGGACATGCGGTAGTTGGTGCCGAACACCTGCTGGCTCACCAGCAAGCCCCCGGCATAGCGCTCATCGCGCCCAGCCAGGAAGTGGAGCGAGTCGAAGACATCGTTCGGGGTCCAGCCGAACAACGCGGCCCGAACCTGTGGAATGACCAGGGAATCCATCTCCTGCCGCGCCCCGGAGCCGGTCGCCTGCTGCGCGTAGTGCTTGACGAACAGCACCACCCGCAGCGTCACGTCGCAGTTCTGCTGCGCGACGGGTCCGGTGTACTTCACCGCACGTCCCAGTTCCGCACAGGTCACGTATGCGGCGGGGCTCACACGCGACTGCTGGGCCAAGGCCGTCTCCAAGTCAGCCGCATCACCCACCAGCTTCAGCGTAGGAGCCAGGGTGCTAAGCCGCTTCATGGCTTCCGCAACCGGGAACGGGCCGAGCATGGTCATACGCGCTGGCCCCAATCCTTGCGGCCGGGCGAGATCACGAACTCGCCCAGCGCGCTGGCGCCCGTGGTCGGGTCTTCCAGACCCAGCGAGAACTTGCCTGCGGCGACCAACTCCAGGAACCGGATCGCATCGCGGTAGTCGCGGGCGATAGGGTCGGTGCGGTCGTCCGTGGCGCGGTCTTTGTGCAGCTTGTAGCGGGTGATCGCCCGCGCCCAGGTGACCATGATGCTGGGCGTCCTATCCAGCGGCAGCGCGTATCGCCTGGCGAGATAGCCATCGATCACACCACCAGCCTCTTCCACGGCCTGGGTGATCCGGACCAGCGCCTTGTCGGCTTCGGCGATTTCCTCCGCCGACCAGGCGCTGCGGTCCTCGCCGCGCAGGGTCAGCTCCATCAGCGAGGCATCGACGATGGCCCGGGCATGCTCGTCCGTGGCCACTTGGGCCAGTTCCAGGGCGCCCGGCATCTCCGCCAGCTGCTGAAGCGTGACGTATCCCACGGCTTACTTGCCCGCCTTCTTGTTGCTGCCCTTGGCCGCTGCCTTGTCGGCGGCGGCCTTCTCGGCGGCGGCCTGCTCGGCAGCAGCCTGCTCGGCAGCAGCCTGCTCGGCAGCAGCCTGCTCGGCAGCAGCCTGCTCGGCAGCAGCCCGCTCGGCGGCGGCCTGCTCGGCAGCAGCCTGTTCGGCAGCAGCCTG